AAAATAGATAATTTCCACGAACTTCATGGTCTGGTATATTTCCTTGTTCACCCTTTAATTTATCTTTATTTTTTTCTATATATTCTTCAATTTCTTTTTCAATATCTTTTTTATCTATTTTATTAAGTTGAGATTCAATATTTTTTATTTCGATAATCATTTCATCTTTTACAGATGATATTGATTCAGTAATTTGTTTTTCTATTTCAGATATCGATTTTTTGATATCATTATCTATATCTTTTTTTACTTTAGATATTTTTCCCACGCTATCATTATATTTTTTATCTACTTCATCAACCAATTGTTTTTCAAATTTTTGTTCTAACAACTGAACAATTAATTCTTGTATTTGTGATGAATTTAGTGCTGATTCATCAGTTAATGCAATTTTATCTAAAATGTTTTTAGAAATATCTGTAAATGTTTCTTTTAAATCTTCTATTTTTTTATTTTGTTTTTTACTTTGACTTTTTAAATTTTTAAGATGTGCCTCAAATTCTTTTGAATTTAATTTTTCATCTAATCTTTTTGTAAAATCTTGTGTAATTATTGATTGATTATCTTCAACTAATTTTATGTAGTTTAGTGTGCTTTGTACATATTCATCATGCTCTGTTCTAAGTTCGTTAAGTTTGTTTTTTGTATTTGTAATTCGTTCTGATATTGTTTTTGTTTCTTCTTTATATATTTGGTTAATTTGTTCTACAGATTCATTTATTTTTCCAGTTATATCAATAAAAACTCGTTCAACATCTTCTAAGTTTTTATTTTGTGTTTTATCACAAGTATCTACATATTCTTTTAATTTTTCAAAAGATTCTATAATACTATCGTTTACTTTTTTGATGTTATCGTTTACTTTATTGTCTGTTTCTTTTAAATTTTTATCAATTTGCTCGGTTATGGATTTATATTTTTCTGTGGATTCCAATTTTATTAAATCATTAACATCAGATAACACTGTAAATTGTTTTTTCAATTCAGTAATAAATGTTTCATTTAATTTTGAAATTTCTGATGTTATTTTTCGTTTTTCTTTTTCATCTTTAATTATTTTAGAATTAACTTTTAATCCAATTCTATCTATATCTTCGTTTAATTTATTTATCGAAGACATGATATCATAATTAACTTTACTATATCTTATAGAATCAACACTTTTAAGTTTTTCAATTTCTTCTTCTAATGATTTTTTAAAATTGTAAAAATCTAATTTTGTATTATTTAATTCTTCCTGAAGAAATGATGTTTTATTATCATCCAATATTTCTACAACATCTTTGGACATGAATACTCCATTTTATATTATTTATATGGTATTAAATTATTTTTACTTACCAAATATTTTAATCCATTTACTCTAACAACATATCCTTCACCAAGACCATGTTCTTTTATTATGTTTTTAGCTCGTTGGGGTGTCATGTTATCTTTTATATATTTTGCTTCTTCACCTTCTTCCGCTGTATCTGCAACTAAATCAGCATCATCAAATTCTGACTGTAAGTCTCCTTCACCAGCATCCCCTTCAGTTCCACCATCTGCACCACCTTCCATGTCACCTGCTTCATCACTTTCATATTCATCATCGACATCACCCTCAAAACCATCACCTTCTCCAAAATCAGAACCACCCATATCAAATCCACCAGATTCACCATGTTCTCTATCTTTCGCAAATTCAATATCTTTCATTCTATACGTTTCACGTTCTTTGTTCATGTCTTCCCATTCTTTTCTGGTCATTTTAAGAACATTTCTAACAACCCATTCTTTAGTAAAATATCCAGACTCGATAAACGGTTCTATTCGTTCAAGTATTGCAAGTTTCTGGTCTAAAATATAGAAATCTTTCATTATATTGTAATAGTTATCACTTTCCCATACAAAATCGATTTTGTTTTTTATCTTATACCAGTCTGTCATTGTTATTATTTTTTTTGCTAATAAATCTCTTTTTATAGCTTCATAAAACAACTTTTCAAAATTTCTTCTATAATTTCTTACTTTTTTAGAAAAATTCAACTCTTCTCTAAGTATATTTGGGTCATTTGCAGAACTCCATGATACATCAACTGAATCGTCGGCAGATTTTCTTCTGGTTTTAGGAACTCCAAATACAGAATATATCTGTTTAATAAAATGGTCTAAATCATGCAATTCTCCCAAATCCATGTTACCACCAGATAACATTTCAACACTACTACCCTCACCGTCAGAGTTTTTTGGAAACCAAAAATTTTCACCAATAACCCTAACCACTTTCTGTTCATCAACATCACCAGTAGAACTATTATAATATTTTTTCTGTTCATATAATCTTTTTAATCTAGCTACATACGCCTCAGCTTTATCTTTTGTAAGCTTTCCACAATCAATATGAAACACCCTGACATCAGCAGAGTGTGTTAATCTATACATTATAAGATTATCTTCAATCAAGTGTAACTGATTTATACTTCTCATTGCTTTATTAATAGGTGATATAAACATCATCTTTGATGCGTCCCATTCACCGATATCCACAATTATAATCTGTTCTTCTTCAAGTTCTTCTGTATTATTAAATCTCTGGTCTGCTGGAATTAATAAATCTATATTTCCTATAGAACCTTTATTTTCGTCTCCTTCAGACAATTCATATTTCCATATAAATCTTTTTCTATCAACTTGATATACTTTTCTCAATCCAAATGGTGATAATTGGTCTAATCTTATAATTCCATTGTTTAATTTTTTATTATCATACACCACTTCAAACGGAAGAATACCATCCATAAAATATTGCTGAAATAATACATCTCCTTTATTTCTAAAATCTAACAATTCTTTAACTTTCTCAAAACTATCTTCTACGTGCTGTGCAATTTCTTCGCCATATATATCTGCCAAATTTGCAGTATCTGTTTTTACAACTTCTTTTTCTAGAACAACTGCATCGTTCACAATCTCTTCAATACATTCCTGTGGAATTGGATGTGTTGATACTTGTCTCCATCTTCGTATTAATCTATCACCAACAAGAGCTGTATCAGCATCTATTCCATACATATCAAAATTCACACCAGAACCAGATGAATCTTCTACAGAAAAATCAATTTCCTTTCTACTTGGATGCCATACAGAAACAGACCAATTTGGATTTGATATTTCTTTTTCAGGAAATATATTTCGTTTCAAACTTTCAGTCAGCATTTTTAATTTAGATTTTTTTTCAGCCATTATATTCAATCCTCTTTATAATCTATTATTTATTTATTTATTTATTTATTATTTTTTTCCGCCAATTCTACTGATTTTAGAATTATTTAAATCTTTTAGTCTTGGTTTGTTTGTATTTTTAGTTGTTCTACCTATTCTAGAATTAGTCAAATCTTTTAATTTTTTCTTCTTCATATCAGCCCCACTATTATATTTTTTTGTAGGAAGTACATCTTTATTAGGTTGTAATACCACTTTTTTAAGTGATTTGTATTTGATAAATATATTTTCATAATCTTTTTCTGGAACCCTAACAACTCGACCAATCCTTGATAAAACATATTTTCTGATTGCTTTCATTGCTGGTCGTAACTGTCTTATAGTTTTTATGTCATTGTAAACTAATAATGGCAATTCTCTATCCTTTCCAATTTCTTTCAAATATTCATAACTTGTTCTAATGTAATTCCAAAAGGTATATCTATAATGTCTTGGAATCCAATGCATATTAACAGCTAATAAATTATTTCCACGTTTTCCAGCAGATATACCAAGCATTATAACAAGTGGTCTGATATCCCATATTGGTGGATTTGTAACTGGGTGCTTGTATGTACAATAGTAAATACTATGTGGGTCAAATCTTTTAGATTTTGCCATCCGTTCAAGCAATTTCTCTTCTTTTAATATTTGTTCTTTTGTTTTTTTTGCTTTTCTTGCTTCAGATATTTTTTTCCTTGCTAATAACTGACTACGTTTTTTCAATAATTTTTTAATTGCAAGTGCAACTTGGTCTCTACTTCTAAATTTACCAGAGTATTCATTTTTTAATCTTGCAATTTCTTTTATATTTGGTTTTTGAATAGCCATTATTTAGTTATAACATCCTCTAGTCTTATAGTATCTTTTTCTGTTATTATTATAAAATCTATATTTCTGTTATATTTTTTTCTTAACATATCAGCATATTTTTTCGAAGTAGTCCATTTTGCCATATTAACATACCATGTACACATCTTATTTAGATAATTTTTAGTTGTTTTTTTTCCTTTTCTTTTTGGTTTCACTGGAATATGTACTTGTGATAATGGTTTTATTTCCGCTAGATATTCTTCAATTATATCTTTGTTCTTTGCAACTAAATATACATCAACATAATACTTTCTAACTTCAAATTTTATCAACTTTCCAGCTCCATCGAATATTGGTTTGTTATATGGAATTATAATATTTTCAGAATTCCAAGCCAATATATTTGGATTTGAATCAAAACTTCTGAATTTTTCTTGCTCTAATCCACTTCTAGCAACAATTTTCTTATCCTCTCTCAAATATTTTTGAGGATTCCTGAGAAAAGGATAAAAGTTTTCACATTGATAAAATTTTGACATTATGAAATATCCTCTCGTCTACATAATGTATACATAACATTTATATCAAATGTATTAATTTCATCATCTTCAGGTTTCAATTCATAATCACCGATTTCATCTATCCATGATGCTTCGAATATATATTTCTTAATTGGTGTTCCTTTATTACTTAATATATATAAAATAGCATCAAATTTGGGATATTCTATATCTGTATATATCATATCTCCACGACTGGTATTCTGTGTGATATAATCAAAAATTTTATCACGAATATCTAACCCCTCATCACACAAAATGGTTAATGGAAGTTCGCCAAATGTTAAATGTGTCCCTGGTTCATAATATGTAATGCTCGGTGCTGTAACTTCAGCTCTTTCGAGTTTAATATTTGGTAGTTTTGTTTTATATACATAAAATTCTACATCAATCAAATCATTATGTAACTTAATAATGAATGATGATGTTTTACTCTTATTAATAGGATTGAACTGCATGAAAATCCTTTTTATATTTATTTATAATTCTACATCATCTCTTTTAGTTCTTTTTGAGTTAATTTAGATTTTTTAATTTTGGTTTTTCCATTTAATTCTTCATCTTCGTTTCTAATTTTTAACATTTCTTCATCAGATATAACATCTAAATATCCCAGTGCAATTTTTTCACTAACATTGAAATAATTCATAATTAATTCCAAATCTTTGTTTACTTTTTTCTTTGGGATAAAATCTATCAATACTTTTTTGTTTCCGAATTTCGATTTATAACCGTGTTTTAACGCCATAAAATGCATCAATGGTGTAAATCCCTTATTATTTATTTTATTCACCAAAACCATCAGTTCTGGTATATTAGAGAAGATAACAGATAACATGTATTGATTATATTGTTTTTCCACCTCTTCCCACGATGCTGGAAGTTCGTTAGTACCGTTTATAATTTTAATCCAGTCCCAAATTTCTAATTTTTGCATATTTCCACCCATTTCATTTCAGTAAAAGGGGTCTAAATCGACCCCTATTTATTCAGTATCATCACTAACATGTTGAATATTAAAAATATTTACTGTTGTGTCTATGTTATCAATTTCTATAACTTCTGGAACTCCATTTTCACCCAAAACAATCATGAATGATTCTTCACTCGCATCAGCCTCACCAAATATATCATCAACATTTCCAACAGTTAATGTTCTGGTTTCCTCACTTGCATCATCACTCGCACTTATAATTTGTAATTTCTGAATTGTATTGTCAGTATCTTTCAATCTTAGCCAAATGTAATCACCTACATCTGGAACATTTTTATATTCATCCACTGTTATATCTGTTGTTGCTGTTTTTCCATCAGCACTAACAGTAAATATTACTTCTTTAACATCTCCAATGTCAAAATTTCCAGCAACACCGCATCTCTGTTTAATTACAAATCCTTTTATTCTCTTTAAATCTGTAGATATAGATTCATCATAATTCGTGATTGCATCATCTTCACCAAATATAACACTACCCATACCATGCAATTTTATAAATTTCATATTAAATCCTTTTTTACATTATTTATAAAATTAATTTATGAAATGATAGAGAATCCATTCTCCATGGTAACCATTAATTTTTTTGTAATTAAATTTTCATCAATATTCACATTGTGTGCAATGAATAAAATTTCCATCTTATCTGATTTTTCTTTAAGTATTTCCAACAATTGTGTAACACCATCAGCATCTAAACCAAATATAACTTCATCCAAAACAAGAAGATTGTATGATTGATTTTTTATTTTTTTCGTTAAATCTATAAGAGATAACATTATGGATAAATCTACTCGTTTTCTCTGCCCATTAGACAATCCATCATAATCTATAACAGCTCGATTTTTAAATGTTATAGTCTCTTTAAATTGCTCATCAAAAATTATATTTAGATTCAAACCAAATTTGAATAGGTATTCATTTAGAATTTTATTGAAATATGGCATCCATCTTCTCACAATATAAAATTTCACGGGATTTATGATATTTTTAACACATTCTTCGTGTTTAATATCTATTTGACTTTTTTCAAAAGACATTTGTAATTCATCAATTTGTTTTTCTAGTTTTGTCAATTCTATGTTTTCTTCTTTCTTATTCAATTCCAATTCTAAGCTCCTAATTTTTCTATTTGTATCCGCTATAGAATTGTTTATAAATTTTATATTGTTTGTGATATCATATTCTTTTTTTGTATATTCTGATATACTCTTAATTTCTTCCTCAATTTTAGAAACTTCATTTTCAATAGTAATAATTTCTTTTTTGAGGTCATCTATCTCTTTAGAATTATCTTCAATTTTTTCAAGTTTTTTTATTTCTTTCAATTTTGGACAATCACCACAGTAAGACTCAAACAACTTCATCTTTCCATTAGATACTCGAATTATAGCTTCTAGTTCGTTTATTTTATTCTCTATAACTCTAATTTTCTTTAACTCTACATTTTTACTATCTCTAGTTTGTTGTTCTTTAGCAGTAAACTTTTTAACTATTGTTAACCCTTTATTGTACTTTTCCAACTTTTCATTATGTTCTACCAATTCTTCTTTCAGTTCGTCTATTTGTTTTTGAATAATGTTCTTCAAATCAGTTTTACTTTTTTCAATTATATCTTTCTGTGTTTGAAGATTTTCTCTATATATTCTGAGATTGTTAGAAATTAAAGATTGTTCGTTTTTAAATTTTGATAGTTGATTTTTATTTTCTATCAACATTTGTTCAAAAACTTTAATTCCAAATACATTGTTCATAAAATCCATTCGTTCTTTTTTAGATAAAGATACAAAAGAAATTGGTTTCAACATAGATTTTATTACAATCAACTCAAAATAGTATTTATCCATACCAAGGATATCTTCCTGAAATTGTTTCTGATAATCGTTTTTATGTGGTAATTGTGGAATTAATTTCCACTCGTCATCAATTAATTCATACACACCAAAAAAATCTGCATTTCCTTTCATCTTCATGGTTCTATGAACATAGTATTTTTTATCATTTTTAGAAAAATATAGTTTTACTTCAAGATTACATTTGTTTCTAATATTAACAAGCTTTCCAAGATTTACTCCTCTATATGCAGAATTAAACAAAACATAACACATTGCATCTGTAAACGGTGTAGATTTTCCTATTCCATTCTCACCAATAACTGTGGTTATACCATTTTTAAATTCATATATAGTTGGAACATCACCATAACTTATAAAATTTCTAATTTCCAATCGTTCAAAATTAATCACTATATTCCTCCAATAATTACAGCATCATTATACAGTTCTACAAATCTATTGAGTATTCTATCCATAACAATTTCCTCATCTTCAAAATTCATCTGAGATATATAATCTTTAGCCAAATCAAGATTTGATGTAGAACTATCATCTCCATCAAGAGAATAAGATTCTAATATTCCACCAGCCATTTCTTTTATAGATTCTTCCAAGATTTCATTATTTTGTTGTCTCTTGTTATTTTCTATTTTTCCAACAAATTTATCTAGAAGTGCTTCATTTTTATATTTTTCAATATACACATCAACAAAATTGTGAGAAATATATTCGTTAGCTTTGTCAATATTATCGAACGTTTTTGTATCTATAATACCATCATCAACCTTTATATCTACTTTCTTACCATCATCAAAATATTTTACATTTACAAACTTTGGAGAAGATGTATTTTCTACTAATTGTAAGTTTTTACCATCAAATGTATAAGAACCTTTCCGTTCACCATAGTCGTTTCTATCCATTTGATATGGTGTTCCTAAATACACAACATTTCCATTTTTACTGGCTGTATGATAATGCCCAGATAAAACTAGTTTATAATCTTTGAAATCTGATAGTTTCAGATGACTGTTTTTAGATGTGGTATATTTGTTAATTTTTACACCACCAATTTCACTATGTGTGCACAATACATCTACTACTGATGGTTCTGGCGCATATTCTTCCATACCCCATGGTACAAATCCAACAGAAACATTATCGATTGTAATTACTTTTGGTTTGTCTATAACTACAATGTTTTTAAATTTTTTTAGTAATTGAATATAGCTAATTTCATTTGTGTCCTTGTAGAAAACATCGTGATTTCCAGCAATGATATATAGCTTTATTTTATTTTTTTCAAAAAAACTAAAAAATTCTTCCTCTAGTTTTTGCTGTATATAAATATCTATGAATTGCCTGTGATGTGTTATATCTCCGAGGCAAATTACATTTTCTATATTATTATCAACCAAATATGGGAAGAAATCATTTTTAAAATAATCTAATTGATAGTGAAATAGCTGTTTGTTGAAATTTCCTATACCAAAATGAGAATCGGTAAATAATGCAATCATTATTCTACATCCTTTTCTATTTCTTTAATCATGTTTAAAACTTCCTCTTTTTTTGCATCACCAACATCAACACTAAAAACATCACCATCTTTTTTTACTTCTGATTTTTCTTTTTCCTCTTTTTCTTTCATCTCGTTTGCAATCTTGAGTTGTTGTTGGGCAATTCTTCTAAAATCATCATCAAAATTTTTCATAAACAATCTAAACACACCACGTTCTTTTCCCTGTAATAGTGTATATTCTAGTTTTTCGGTCAAATCGAAAGTAAACCACACGCCATGCTTTGGACTTTTAAAATTCATTCTTGGAACAGAAATTTTTGCAGACGGGTTTTTTAAATCTGTAACATCTCTTTTTTTATATTCATCAACCCATGCATATGTAGACCCATAATAAGATTTATCGCCCCTACCGATTGATTTTTCTTGAAATGTTTGTGTTAACATTGCAAAAAACATTCTTCTATTTTCAATAGCATTCCAATCTATTTTTGGGAATCTCCTTGTTCCTAAACCTTTGTTATTAGCAGAATTAATATCATCAGGATTTACTGATTGTACACTCTCATTTGGATTAATTTCCAATGTTGGTAATTCATCAAAATTTTCTGGTTTAATTCCTTCGCTTTTAACTTCTGTGTTATTTTCCATTTTCTTTCTCCAGATATTCTTTTATTATTTTTTCTATTTCTTTACTATCTGATATTTTTTTAACTTCATCTATTGGATAAAATACACCCTCGAATATAAATTCTTCACTTGTGGTTGGTACCATTAGTAAATAATATTCGTGTTTTGTAGTTTCTAAGATTTTTTCACGAATATTACTCAGATATGCCATTGCTTTATCTCTTGGCATTTTTCCAACTGGCGTTTTTACAATTAATAATGGTGTAACTTTAATATCTTTTTCCATTTTTTCTCCAGTTTTATTGTATTATCAAATGATTATGTTTTCTAAGAATTTCTTCAATATTAGAAAACATTTTTATTTCCTGTTCAACAACATCATTAATGAATTCTGGTTTGTGCCCAGCGTCTAATAAAAATTCAAATCTGCTTTTAAATGGAGTATCAACATATATTATAAGATGTTCGTTATTTACAGGTTTGTATTTTAAAAATTCAATATCTACTAAATGCAATCTATCAGACGAATCTGGAATATAATTTTCTATAGCTTGAATATAATCATTGGCATCATTTCCAAATTTACCAATAAAATAAATGTCAGTCACTATAAAATATTTAAAATCACTTAAAGAAATTTTAAATTTTTTATCAGATGTTTCTTCTACTCTTAAATCATACATTGTATCCAATATGTCCTCCTTAATTAAGCTACAAATATAATACTTAAAAACTCAAATGTCAAGAAATTATTTTAAAAAGTTAATGCTAATTGTAATGTTGCTTCGCTTCCAGAATACAAATTATCATTTACAAATTCTTGTACTTCATCTGGTTCCAATTTTCCATCCATTATTAATTCGTTCAAATCTTTATATTTTTTATATTTATGTGGCATTATGAATACTCTGTGACCACGGTCTATGTTTTTTCTGCATTTTAAAATTCCAGTATGGTCGTTATCGTGGATAAATATCAAAGATTTAAATTGTGTTGATATCTTTTTAGATAAGGATGCCCCATTCATTGCAATAGAATTATCTAAAAATAAACTATCTATTATGGATTCGGTTGCATAACAATCTAAATATTTATTCACACCAAAAAAATTAAAAATTTTAAACGAGTTTTCTCCAGCAAGTTCAATATGAAAAAACTTTTTGTTTATGCTTCTAGTAGAAAAACCATATATTTTATTTTCAGAATCTCTAAACGGAAATATTATTGCGTTACTCCACGCTGTATCGTTTGGAACATAATACCATATATCATTCCATTTAGATTCTGGAATTTTTCTTTCTTTAAGATATTCCAAAGCATCGTTTACAGATTTTGCTAAAACATAATTATTGTCAAATTCTAAATAATCCAATTTATCATATATCTCTGCTGTTTCCTTCTTTGCTTTTGGTTTTCTATTATCCAAAAATTCTTTTATCAGCTCTTGTTTATTTTCTTGAAAAAATTGTCTATACAACTCTGGGTCATATTTTCTAAGAAAAAAGTGAAAGTTCATAGATTCTTGGCAATTAAAACAATGAAATGAATAATCTGTATCTCTATATATACGTGCTCTTCTTTTTCTTCCAGCACTTTTACCTTCATGACAAAAAGGACAACCAAATTCAACAATATTCTCACCGTTATTATTCGGAGATACATCTAAATTTGATAATACTTGTTGCAAATATTTTTCTTTAGAAATATCAATCATTCAAAAAGAATTCCAGTTTGTTTTGGTTCAGAACCCGCACTCTCGTTCAACCCTTTTTCTTTTAGTTTCTTCTCAATACATTTTTTGTGTCCGACAATAAACTGACTTTCATTCAGTTTAGATTCAAACAATTTATCACTATCTACAAGTTTTCCACAAACTTGACATTTTATCTGTTCCATTATTACTCCTTGTGTTTATAATTATTTCTGTAAATTTTCTCTAACGATATTTTATTATTGTTCTTGTAGTTATCATAATTCATAATTTTACAAGATGTTTCATCTATGATACATATTTCATTTTTATGCCTATCCAATATCCACCCGCAATTATTTGTCAAATTTAACACTGTTCCAGTGAATATATTTTTATTTATATTTATATCTTTCAAAATATACTTATTATCTGAAACAACTACATATAAATTTTCTTCTATTTGATAAAATATATCAGTCGAAAATATAAGTTTATCGTTATTATTATACATTTCAAATCCACCAGAGGCATCATAATATATTTTGTGTTTTTTAAAAATTCTAACATTATTGGGCAATTTCATTATTGATGTTTTAACATCTCCAGATTTTAAATCTAGTGTGGTTTTTTTCATATTTTTCTTATCTAAAAAATATACAATTTTTTCTTCAGAATTTATTATAAAATTATCAAAAACAGCAACGTTATGCTCAATCACAATATCATACAATGTTTCAATATATTTTGATAGTTTAAATATACCATATCTATCTCTAGATATTAACAATTTGTACTTTTTATCAAATATAAAATATTTTGATGTATATTTTTTTGTAAAATTCTTTCCATTATACACATACATATTCCATTTTTTTCCATCGTATAACACTATTGCAGATGCATCTGGATAAACATAATATATTGATGCTCTCTCTTCAATAAACTTTATATCATTCGCACCATTCTTTGTAAAGAAAGAAAACATGTTCACATCTTTCTTTATATAATAATTATCTCTAATCTTATATAAACAACCACTTTCGATAGAATTTTGTTTTTCTAAACTTATGCTTTTAAAAAAATCCATTATAAGCTATCCAGAAAATCATTAATTATTTTTACAGATGAATTAGAACCAGATATAGATTGATTTTCTTCAACATAATCCGAATTTAGTGAAAATCCATTAATTTTTTTTATAATCTCTCTACATTCATATTTTTGTAGAAATTTTATAAATTCGTTGGCATCAAAATTAAAATCATCTTTTACAGAATTATATTTATCCAATATTCTTTTTTGAATATATTTTGGACTTTTTGATAAATCAATAAGCTTCTCATTTACATAATATCTAAACTTCATATCAATATTAGTGTTCAACAACATATCAATTGTGGGTAACATTTTCATTGCGGTTTTATCACCAACTCTTGGTTTAATGGCTGGTACCTCATCTATTCTATCACCCATTATTATATGATGTTTTAAAAACAAATCTACATTTGGAACACTTTCATAGATATGGGTTTTTCCATTATACATCTTTATGTTATCGTTGACCAACAACTGTTTGAAATCTTTATCACCAGATATAATTGTTATTTTCTCATCAGGATTGTTTAAACATATAGTTCCAATTATATCATCTGCTTCTGTATCTTTAACTTTTATGGGAACTATGTCTGTATACTTCGATAAATTGTAAACGACATCTCTAAAAATCTCGAATATTTTTTCAAAATTTATATATTCGCTTTTTTCTCTATGTCCTTTATATGCTTCGTCCGTGACTTCTTTGTCTTTATAATAATTGTTAAAATATCTTTTTTTAACCAAGTTAAAATATCTTTTTCTCCAACTTTTAGAATCTATCGCTAAATACATCCTGTTACTTTTACAAACTTTAAATTGCTTTATTCTGAATAACAATTGGTTTAAAAAAAGATGAACAAACATATTGTAAGATTTTTCATTATATTGTATATTTCTCAAATCAAAAGTATCTAAATTTGCAAACACAGTTCCATATATGTCGATTGAGGAATCAACAATTATCATAGTTCATCCAAAAAATTATTTATTTTAACTAGACTCCATCCAACATCACCAACAAGTCTTTCCAATGGTTTTAAAAATACTTTTTCCCACATTAAATCATAATCAATATATGGTTTTATCAATTCTATCAAAGACTCTGGAATATCATCGTTAACATTGAATGCTATACTATCCAAACCAATTATATCTATTGCTTTTGGTTTGAGATAACATTCTGAAATTTTAGAACCAGAATATATCAATTGATATTGTTCTGTCAAGTTATTTTCTTCAAGATATCTATTATATATCTGTGATGATTTTACATGCCGTGGACATCCTTTTTGCATAAATTTATATTTTTCCATATCTTGAACACTAGTTGGTTTTGATATTTCTCGGATATCCAAATTCTTAAAATCTTCCTTACATGTTTTTATATAATCCAACAAATCATCATTAGTGCTATCAAAAATTAATCGTAGAGAATACATAATTTTATCTTTTACCCATTGTGGTGTATCACTTCTAACAATTTCCATTCCTTTTATCTTAAACATATAATCTTCTCGGTTATATGCCAGACCTTTATCTTCTATTTTTCTCGCTATGTATTTTTTCGGTGTATGCATTATCAATTGGTCACATATTGTTTCCACATCCATTTTTATCTTATTTTCTGTGTTTAACATACCAGCCAACATTGTAAAAAAATCTTTAATATTCGGAATTATTTTATCATCTGTATATTTTTTTATTTTTTGATGAAATTCTTTTATTGGCAAATTTTTATCTATTTTGTCAACACTTATAAATGTAGAATCTGTATCATTATAGAAAACAAATGAGCCATCATCAAAAGATAAATCTAAGTAATCAGAAACGCCACGAATACAAAGCTGTCCTGATGCTGTTACAGCCTCAGCATTTCTTGGGTTATGTATTGGACTATCTTTTTGTGCAATGATTCCGTAAAGTGCATTAATCACGTTTATTTTATAAATCTGATTAGTATTATCCCATTTTTGTTGTATATCTTTTATTTTTTTGTGTAATGTTTTTTTATCTTTTTTAGATATAGATGATTTGTCTATTTTATCATATTCTTCAAAAACATTAACATAATTCAAGTTTTCAAAATCCATGTTATATCTCCATAGAACTTAAAATTAAATATATAATGTTATCCGTCATACTTTTGAAAACTACTGCTTTATCCAGTATAGTTATTTCATATGTATCTTTAACCAATATATCCTTGGACATGTCAATTCTAACATAACCATCCCGAAGCACTTCTAAATCATTTGATTTAATATTGGTTTTAAATTCAAAACTAGCAGATGTTTCAATACTTTTTGAAAACGTAGAACCAATTTTTAAATTTATTGTTTTATCGTCTTCACTGTGAAAAAATAAATATGATTTTTTTGAAGCACTGTATATTGCCACTTGTGCTTTAAATATGGATTCAATAGTATTCCAATCTAAAACAAATCTAGTGCATGGTTCTTTTTTTAAAGAATTTTGAAGTTTTGTCAATATATCTATTTCAGGAATAATATTTTTAAAACTATCAGTTAAATTCATTTCAACTTTTATTTTTTTATTTACATCCACAACACGAATATATTTGTCAAATAATTGTATTTCAACATTATCAGACATCATATCTATAATCTTGAGAAATTCTGTTACTGAATTTATACCTATTTTTCTTTCAAAACTATGTTTATTTTTTAACTCCACACCAGCCAATTTTGAAGTTGGTACATCAACAGCACCAATTCTTCCACCATTTATAACAGTAATTCTATCTGGTTCTATATATAGCTTGTCATTAATTTTTGAAAATTTTTTAAGTGTCTCTATCTCCATTTGAGATAATTTGAATGTTTGGTGCATTTTTTTCTCCTTTTTATTTATGTGTAAATATACAAAATTTTATACACAATGTCAAGTTTTATTTTCAACTTTTATGTTTTGAGAATTCCATTTATCAATAAGCAATTCTTGTATTTGTGTTAACATTGTTATGCTGTTTTTTAATGGATGATTTATAGGCAATGCTTTATCAAACAATTCTTTTTTACAAGACTGACACGATATACTAAAACCATAAAAATTATTTTGAAAACTTTTTAATTCTGGAATTCCCCCACATGAACAGTTGTTAATTTCTTTCATTTTTCTTCCTTTTTGATAATAAAGATTGAGAATTGGTTGTTGTATTATTTAACTTGGAGAGAAAAATGTTTAACAACCAATTCTCTTACTTATTCTATTCTGATACTACAGGTTCTACTTTTACTTCTTCGGGAACTACTTCTGTCTCAACCATTAACGTATCTTCGGTCACGGTCACAGTTCCTTCTTCAGTTTTGAATATTACATCTTTGTTCAGATATCTTTCTCCAGCAAGAGCCACAATAATCAGCAGTAGCAAGATAATCCATTTTTTTTCTTTGGTCATAACAATCTCCTTATGTTGTTAAATTTTTAACTTTTTTATTTATATTTTTTCATTTTCATCACGTTTTCTCAATATTTCTTTATAATTTGTTTCATATAAATTTTGCTCTTTAAGTTTCATAACTATTTCTTCAAATGTAATCGGTTTATATTCATTTGTATCTACCCCAACATCATAACGTCTAGGTATATCAGTTCTCATTTTTAAATGCTGACAATCACCATGGACATGTCCATAAAAATGATATGAAGAATAATGTTGAGAATCCCACACTTCAATTGGATAATGATATAAAAATATTTTTGTACTTGGTATATTTTCTCCATTTTTTATTTTTAATAAATGTTGAGTTCTATACCATATAAGATATTTATTGTATATTTGTTCATTATGTTTTCCGATTTTGTCGTGGTTCCCTAATATTACGTATTTCTGACCATTTAGTTGTTTTAATATGTGTTCTTCATCTGCTTTATTCCAAATGAAATCTCCTAATATGTATATACAATCTCCATTATCAACTACACTATTCCACTGTTCTATTAAAAAATTATCGTGTTCTTCAATACTCGAAAAACCTCTTTTTTTCGCAATGAATTCATGAGAGAAATGTGTATCTGATGTAAAAAATATTTTATTCATTTATTTCGTCCAAGAAGTTTATATATTCTTCCATGTTACTTTTAGCAAAATTCCATTCTGTTGTTTTATAACCAACACCAGATATCGATAAATCCTTTATCCATTCAGTCCAATTTTCTAAAATTTTTTGAATTAAAATATCATCAGAATGTCTTTCTATATATCTCTGTTTAAACATTTCTTTATCACAAAATCTCGGATAAACAATATAATGAAAAATACAATTTTTAACCAATGCATCTCTAACTTCTTTGTGTGTTGATATGAAAATTACATCATATTTTCCTATTGCATTTTTTATATGTTCTATATAATTATGTGGAAATTCTGGATTTCGTTCTTTTATACCATCTGGATGTATAACCCAAGAAAACATTGATGAATCACTATCAAGAGTAGTTTCTGAATGATTTTTATGATAAAAGGATTTTCCACACCCTGGGAAAGCGCATATTATTTTAGTTTTCATTTAATCCTTTGGTTTATTATATTGTTTTCTATCTAGAGTATAGTGTTCATCACCAACCATGTTAAACCATACTGTTTTTACCAACTTTGTTTGTGGAATAAACACTATTACTATGTCTAATTGTTCATTGTAAGTTGCTCTATAGACATATTTAACAATTATTTTATTTTCAACTTCTATTTCAATTAATTTTGACATATCTATATTGAGTACTTCTGGTGGTTTGATAATACCATATTTATCAGTATTACTTTCTGATATTGCATGTTTACTATATTCTAACTTAATTAAACCACTAATATAATTCAAATTTGTTGGAAATCCTATTTCAAAATGATATTTTTTATTTTTCTTTGAAGCTCCATAAGTATGATTTCTGAATTGTTTTGGAACCTTTGGCATGTCTATCATTTTCATTCTCCTGTTTTAAATCTTATTCAAAGATAACAAGATAATTTTTAAAAGTCAAGGATTATTTTTGTTTGTTATTTTATTAAATTCTTCATATAGTTCTAAATAATCTTTTTTAAATGCTTCTAACGTATCTATCAGCATATTTATTTTATACAAATTGTATTTGTGATTTCTTTCATTAACAACCGATTGATTTGAAATATCAAATAAAGACAAATTTATATCTTTACCGCAATCTAAAATCTCAATATTCCCATATATTTTAATATCACCGTCACAATAACCAAATTTCTTAACTTCTTCGTCTGTATTATCATCCATAATATCTAATCTTACATCAGTTGCAATTAAACCAGTCATAACTTGTGGTTCATTTAAAAACTGTTTTCTAATTTTATTTTTTAACATTTTTCAAATTTCCCTTTAATATTTCAACACCATATATATACTCTAATTTATATTTTTTTAACGTTTCAATCATTTTATCCAAAGATTCTAAATTATTTAAATAAGAATCTATATTATCATCATATAAATCCATATCTATATCCACAACATTACCATATTCTCTAATTGTTATATTTGAATCCAAATGAATACATTTCCTCTTACAGGCATATTTATCTTCTTTATCTATTGGACAGTTCTCACAATCCATGTTATGCTCACACTTTGATACTCTTACCAGAGTATTATATGTAGTTATATCATCAGAATTCGAATTTTCATCTCTGTAAAATTCTCGGTTTGTTTTTTTATATTTTGTAGCATGATTCATTTTAATATACTCCGTTTAATTAATTCAACGACAATATAACAAAAAAGGACTTAAATGTCAAGTAAAAAATTTAAGCCCTTTATAAAAATAGAATACTTACCTATAAAATTTACTTTTCCAATCAATAACAGTCCCCATATGTCTTACGAACCACACACTTCTCGGATTCAAACCAGATATAGATTCATCAACAAGAATCCCAGGGTCTTCACCACAAAATGGTGGCAATGGTTCATCTTCTCGTAAATATCGTTGGTCTTGTATATATATTTTTTTCCATTGTTGTGCCGTGTCTGATGCTCCTGTTAATATATTTTGTTTTTCCAAAGTCATAATAGAGCCAATATTGTAAAAATTTAAATCTGAATTACCAACACCCTTCGCATTTAATTCTCCAAATTGAGAAATATAACTAGCTGTAGAAAAAATTAATTTTTCTGTTGGTATATATATTGGTGCTGTTTTTCCAGATTCCTCTAACGTTAAATCTAATCCTGCAATAACAGCAAGATGTCCTTTAACATTTTCTCCATTCATAAGTTCCCATAAAATTTTTAAATTTTGTTCACTTGGATTTTGCTGTGTGAAATATCCCCAAGATAACATGGTTTGATATATATCTTCAGCACCATACAAATAAAAATTATCTAATATCTGAACTTGGTCTTTCTGTGTAATTAACGAAAAATCTTCATTAGATACTCCTTGAATTCCAACAACACCATATTTTTCTTTAACAGCAATTCCAGTATATTTAATCGGTGGTTTTCCAATTGTTATTGTTTCTTTCAACGTAGAACCACCGTATATATTTGCTTTAGTTGCGATATTTCCTGTTTCATCAGCATCTGATATTAAAACAACTTTTATATTTTCGCCAGATGTAAATTTATTTTCATCTAAAAAATACAAACCATATTTATCACCATCTTGTTCAATAGTATCCCATTTCCAAGTCACAATATCTGTATTTATTGGTTGTGCATTTTTATCATATCCACCTTTTAATGTATTCGATGCCCATTCGTTAGCAGTATTTTCATTTTTTATTTTAGAACTATTTAAACCTAATCCAGTATAGTAGACACCATTAATATCATTAAATCGTTTATTTTCTGATGCATACCACGAAATTGGATTAAATCCCATTTCTCCCATCGTTGTCCATGCCGAACTCTGAACTAGTCCATAAAAAACAGCCCCAACTTTATCAGCACCAGTTTTATAATCTAAATGAATTAGTCCTCCAAAATAACACTGCCCATATCGAATATCTTGTTCATTAAATCTTCCTTTACACCCGTGAAATCCTGCGTTTGCAAGTGTAGCATTTATCAATTCTGAATTGTGGAATGGTAAATTGTCTTGATTTAATGCATAATTATATACCTTAGATATTATAATATTACACATTTGTTTTGTTTCTTTATCCCAAGCATATGAGTCCAAAACCCAAATTGAATATCCTTCTTTATCTTTTCTTTCGCCAACATATCTCACATTGACCAATTGTTTATTTCCAATTAAAAGTTCTGGATTATCATCAGAAGACACAGAATATAAATAAAATTTTCCATCTTTTGTTAATCCTTCACCACAAGGAAATATAGTTTCATCTACACTTTGACCATTTTTAAAAGATTCGTTCCAATCAACTCTTTCGGTTCTTTCAAGATTTACCCACCAATTAACATTATAATTGGATGCACTTTCACTAGCCCAATAAACATCAAGTTTATTGTAATTGTTTTTAGTTGTTTTTGTTGAGAAATCTACCAGTGATAAAAATCCAACTGCAATAATCGAAAGAACTACAGAGACCATTATTGCATAAATTAATGAAAATCCTTTTTTATTACTTTTCATAATTCACCTCATTTAGTTATTTCACGTTACCATATTCATCTATAAATCCTAATTCGACCAAACAATTAAAAACATTCTGAGTAACAATCATCCTTGGTTTGGGTCTATTTCTGCGCCATTCTTCATATTTTTCAATAAGTAGTAACTGATTTTCTACAGTCATCGGTTTACCATAATTATATATCTCTTCAGTTACCATATTAGTTTAGCCCATATAATATTGAATTTCTTCTACAAAAATATTCAGCATTTATAGTTTTGTTTTCATAATATCTACCATCATTCTGAATATATTTTACTTCTACTCTTAATTTATAATATTTACCAATTCCATCTGGATTAACTTGAAATATTGCGGAATACTCAAAATCAGAAGAATTACTACCATATATAAAATATTCTTTGGTATAAGAATCTTTTGTTCTGGTTATAAAATTACCATTATTTATCCACAATGTTGGTGTATCGTTTTCATAACTAATCAAAACCCCATCTCCAGACATCTCCATATATATACCATTCTTCACATCTTTAGATAAATCATTCAACATAACATTGACAGAACTTATAGTCATTAACTGTACATAACTACGAGAAATTATATTGTTTGTATTTGCCAGAACAAATATTGAACCCATACCAACAATAGATACAAGTAGTGATGTAATCATAATTTCTATTAATGTAAATGCCTTCTTCATAACATCCTCAGTTTGGCTCGTTAGATATTAAAATGCTTTCAATATTTTTAGTACCATTATCCCATGTAACCATACCTTTTAATATTGATAGTTCATTTGTATTGCTTGGATTTATATTTCCAACCAATTCCACGGTAAATACATATTCTCTTGTAACTCCAAATAAAATTTGTCTAGTTTCTGTTACATTTGAATAAACGGATAAATATTGATTCAACGATATCTCGGATTCACACCTCTGTATATTTTCGAAGTGTGAATCCATAATCATTATTGCATTTTCAATATTAAAATTTTCTATCATTTTTTTATGACAATATACAAAAATCCAAAGCATTCCCATTATTGTAATACTCAATATCAAAGAAGTTACCAATATTTCTATTAATGTAAATGCTTTCTTCATTTTATATCCTATTAAATAATTTTTCCACTTCAGTTGTATTATCAACACCTTCAAATATTGAACCATTATATATAGCTTTTCCACTATGAAAAATGATAGAATGTGTGTCAAAATATTTTCCGTTGATGGTATCTACTTCTAACATTCCTTGTTGCCAGTCTGGTTGAGAAGTCATCCCTGGGACAGTTCCGTCAATTCTACATAAACAGCCAACACTTTCAACAAACATTAATTCACTTCCATCTCTACCATGTGATGTTTTAAACTTTTTTTCAATTGAATGTTTGTGTCCTTGTATTGTACTTATTCTGGAATTAGCCAATTCTTTTTTTAGATTGATATATTCTCCGTGTACAGCTCTTAGATTATCATTAATCCAATAAGAATCTTGTGGATAATTCTCAAAATATGTAATTCCCAGTTTATCTAAATCTAAAAGATTTCTAACAGATAATATTGAATAATCGTGATTGGTTTTTTTAAGAGTATACGCATACATCATGTTTTTATAGGCACTAATTTTGACTCGTTTCTCATGATTTCCTTCTAGATAATAAATATTACCATCAAAAAAATCCCTAAGTTTTTGAAGAAATAATCCAAATTCCATTAGAGATGATTGTGTTGTGATATAGAATTCTGGCTCTTTTAAAAATTTATCTGATGCTTCAGTAAAATCCAACATATCTCCAAGTAACACAACTTCATCTGCATTAGAATGTTTTATAATCTGAAGTGCCAAATCCATTGATTTTCTATCATGAAACGGTTCCAATTCATTTGTGAGTAGATTTCTTCTAAATCCAACCTGTGAATCTCCAATAATCATTGTTTTTTTGTTTTTACCAGCATATATTTTATTTGGTTTAAAAATTACCGTTGGCATTTCAATTTTTTTGAGTGTTGGTATTATTTGTACATCAGTAACAATTTTAACCAAATGTACCTTACATTGTTTATTTAGATTATCTGGTGTTCCCCATGTATTATATTCCATTTTTGAAATAGACCATTTATCTAAATCAATATTCCATTTTTTTATAACATCTTCTTCACATGTTGGTATCTCATCACCATTCATTGTAATATATCTTTCATTATCGATGTATACATCTTGCGATGTTGGTGTATTTATTCCTCCATTGTTATAGATTATTTTTGTTAATTTTGGTGCTAGATTATGTTTTCTTATACATTTTCTCACTGCTTCTGAAGAACTACCAATTGCATTTGCTATTTTAGAATATTGACCAGTGGCACTTGGATTCCAAGGATTTGTTTTCAAATAGTCTAATATTCTTTCTTTTGTAGTTTTAGTCAAAATTCACTCCAATTAATTTATAGGTTATATGTCATTTTCCATTTTATCTCACCATTTTGATATGTTCCATCTTCTTCTAAATCATCAAAACCAAAAAATTTATATAATGGTTCTAATTTGGTTTTATTGGAATCTCTAAAATGGACTATTATTTCTTTATCTCTATATTTTCTACATTCGTTCAAAAATTTAGTAAACATTTTTCTGAATAACAACCCACTCCTATATTTTTTCATAATTAATGCTGTAGAAAATATTCTTTCTCCATCTTTAGATAACCACGATTCGATTATACCACAAACAACACCACTAGTTTCATCAACTGCAATAAACACTATTGATTTTGGTGAATTATATTTAGATAGTTTAAATTCTGAGGTGTGTTGTGATTTTGGAAAATTTTGATTGTAAAAATCTGTTACATCATCAATATCATATTTTTTAGAATATTCGGCATAATTATATATCACCACATCATCATAAGCTTCTTGAAGATGAAGATTTTTCATTATTCTACCATATTCTTCGAAAACATCCATGAAAAGCTCCTTATAATTATTTATAATTTTTATAGTTTTATCATTGGTATCATTTTGGCACCATTACACACATCACAAACAAAGGAACACGAACTAGATATCCACTGATTGACATCCCCTGGAACCCATGGTGGTTTAGATACAATTCCTTGACCGTTACATTTGGGACATATTTGATATGGAATATATGTATCTTGGGTGTATGGTTCAGAATCCACTACTTTATATTCTATATCCACACTATATCCAAAATCACAATTATACTCATATTTTATTGCTTCTATTTCTTGTTCTTTTTCTTTTTCCATTTTATATTCATAATAAAATCTTATAGCTCTTAATATTGAACTTCTCCAACAATGAGCAATTGAAGATATTTCATCGTAATGTTCAATATCAGATTCCATTTGTTCTTTTAACGGTACTTCAGCACAATTATTCATTTTTAACTCCTGTTATATAATCATATAGTTTGTCTGGTGTAGATAAATCTATATTTTTATCTCCATCACTAACACTACCATCTTTATAATTTTTACCCCAATCTAGTTCATATATAAAATATTCAATATCTGTTCCAATGTGTTCATACGATTTTAAATTATACATTTTATTTAAAAGAGATATTATGATAGATGTGTATTTATCTGTAGGAACATATCTTAATGCTACACAATCAAAATTATCAGAAATTTGTTTTGAAAATTCAGTATCTTTATCATCTAATTCTTTAAGAGATTTCATCAATTCAACAAATTCTTTTTTATTTAGTCTCATTTTTAACCTTCTTACTTTTATTTTTTAAGCCATATTTAAATTTATTATATAATTTAGAATAATTATCCACGATAACACATACTTTATTTCTACTCATTTTCAGTACATCTGCAATTTTAGATATTTCAAATAAATTTACATCATTTTTTATTTTATAATTATAAAAGACTTTAAAATCCTCTTCACTAATATCTTTTATAAGATGTAACACATGCTCATCAAATTCTTTATCATTACTCAATGATGAATCCATTTTACTTTTCTTTTTTATAACTCCATCCATACAAAAAACACCATTCATTTGCAATCGTTTTATAATTCTTAACTCGTCTGGGACTTTTAGATATTTCTCTGTAATTTTTCATTGGACATGTTTTTAAATATAGTATTAACCAAATTTTAAAATCTTCTTCTTGCTCTTTTGTCCATTCAAATTCTTTGTACCATTCAGATTCATCATTAACAAAATCTAAAGTATCATAATCAGCATTTACAAATTTACATTGCATTTTGAGTATATATTTTACTGTTTCACTCAATTCTCTTTTCATATTTAACTCCTTATCCAACCAATATACATTACAGTTAACCACATCAATCCCATCCCAACCAAATATAAAAATAAACCAACTACAGGAAATATAATTGGTAATAATATAAACCAATATGGTATTGTTGTGATTTTTAAAAGATTTAATAAAATTAAAAAAATCATCAATGTTGAAATTATTTTATGCTTCATTTTTCTCTTCCTCTAGTTTTTCAATTTTATGTTCTAAATCAGAAATATATGTTTCTAATTCTGATATTATATCTTCCAAAGATTCCTTGTCATTTTCCAAATCAGAAATTTCATCTTTTAATTCTAATACGTTGTTGTTATCATCTACCAGTTCATCATAACAAGAACAACCATATCTAATTTCATAATCTGGAAAAGAAGTAAATCTTTTTTCCAATTCTTTTCCACAGTTAGCGCAAACTATTTTTTTATCCATTGTATACTCCAATTTAACAGTAGTGGGGGTGGTAGGATTCGAACCTACGAATGACGGAATCAAAATCCGCTGTGTTAAACCACTTCACCACACCCCAGTCAAAATCTATGTCAACACAACCACAATATACCATTTGAAACAACAAATGTCAAATTATTTTATTTAAAATTTTATCCGATTCTAAAACATTTAATATTTTAAATTTTTTAATAGGTAGAAAAATTTGTTCTTCATATCCGTCAAATTGTTTAATCTTACCATATTTTTTTATTTTTTCTACTGATGCCCAATATGTGTTTTTTGTATCTTTATTAAAAATTATTATTTTATCAGTAATTGATAACATATTTACTAGTTCGTTATTTATTCCCCATGCTTCATATATTCGCATAATCATCTGATTGTTTCTATTCAATATCACAATCTTTCCAATATTAGAATCAATAATAGTACCAAGAATTGTGTTTCCAAGTTTTATAATTTTTAAATTTTTTTCATTTCCCTCACATATTGTTATAGACATTTTTTCTCCAAAGTTTTTCTTTCTTTCTTTATATATTTCTTTCTTTACCTAATCAGTTGTTTATTTTAGATATATGTCATAGTAACGCCATATATCTTTATGTTGTATCTCTTTTTTTACAAATACTTTTTATTAAAATTTCTTAACCTTTCTATTAGAGCCTCAATAGTATCGCCATATATCTGCATTATATATTCAACTTTATTACTATATTCGTGTTGTAATAATACTAACGAACAGTCATGTTTTCTTGCAAATTTATAATATTTTTTCATTTCTTGTTTTGTATTAAATCTAATAAATACTTTAAGCGATTCATTTACATACACACATCTTGAATTAGGTGGTATTTTTAAGAAATTTTGAGCATTCAATATATCCTTAGCATTATTACAATAATATGATAATACAAGGCTTGAAGATTTTGTAAAAAACGGCATTTCATTAGACACAACATCAGCAATATGACTCACTTTATTTACAGAGTCGTTGCTTTTAGCATTTTCGTTTACTGTAGTTTCTGACATATCTTTTCTCCTTACTTTTTAATTATTTGTGAGCTTATTACCTTGTTCGTTCAAGGCAATATGAAATTATAAAAAATCTCATTCACCTGCAAAATACTTATATTCGCCACACCACATATCTTCTTTTATTTTTGGCTGAATTTCTTTCCCGTTATAAATTACTGGAGGGAATCTTCTGCAAATTCCAGTGTATTCATATGTCGTATCTTTTTTCATTTTCATAGCGAATATACAATTTTTACAAGATTGGTCTCTCATATAGAGTTTACTCATTTACCTTACCTCCGATTTTTTATTTTTAATTTCATACAGCCCAGAACATTGCAAAAATGAAGTGCGCTATTCGCTTTCTCGGTTGTTTTCTCTGTATTGATTTGTACTTTTAACACACTATCCCTCGCTTGTTTGACTTATCCTGCACTCTTTTTTTCTCCTCCGTTGTAGGACATTAAAATAAATCTATATCACAAGCATCATCCATAGCATCTCCTAAGTCTTGTAATGTCGAATCTATCAACTTCCCTGTCTTAGTTCTACCAGAATCTCCATTGACAGTATCTACAACATCCTTTACCATTGCTACAGGAAGCACTATTGTTTTAATGCCTGCGCTTAATAACTTGCTTAATAATCCCATGTGTTCCTCCATTATTTTGACGACAT